GGGAATGCATACGATTTAGTTGTTTTTGATATGCTTTGTCTATTAGTGTCATATTATTTCCATCCCATAATCCAGTCATCCTTGACCTGGTCTAGTTTACACATTCCAAAAGATTCTAACAATCCAATGGCTGCAAATTGTCCGTAATCCTTTGAGTACATGTCGTGTGGTTTTTGTTCTACTACAACCACAGGACGCCATTGTCGGATAGTTTGCTCTGCGCCTTGTATCACGCGATACTCAAAGCCTTCGCAGTCCATTTTAATATAGTCTACATTGTCGATGTACAGGTTGTCTAGTTTGACCACAGTAGTATCACCGGAACCAATGCTAGCGGGATCTATGTGAGTGTGCCCGGTATTGCCTTCAGTTATATTCATACGTGCTGTTGTGTCCTGATCGCCCAAGGCCATGGGACTAATAAAAAAGTTCTTACCAGAAACATTCTTTTGCAAGCACTCTCTAAATAGCGGCACTGGCTCAAATGCAATCACACGCTCAAACTTTGACACAAGCGAACGACTCCATAACCCTACGTTAGCACCAATGTCTATGCCAGTTCTAAACTGGTTGACATAGGTCAAACTCTTGTTGCGCACCTGATATTGATATTCAGCAGGTCCTCCCTTGCTGATACTCTTGTTGAGCATTTGTGGGAAATGCGTTTCCGTATCCGGGAACCACCATCCGTGGCTTTCATACATTGTAAGTCTCCTGTAATATTCTAAGTGCAGTTCCATCTGCTAGCTCAGTGTTAGAAAACTGGCAGTAAGCAAGGTGCGACAGCCACAGCTCAATTTGATTTCTGTCTGGGTACCAAGGAGTGTCTATTTTGGCAAGATCAGTGTTGGACACTGGCAATGCCGCATTAGTTGGTGCTAACACAAAAGCTGGTACTCCTGCTAATATACTTTCCGTGGCCGCAATTGAATTAAATGTAACCACAGCATGAACATCAACTAGTGCTGATTCTAAATCGTTGGCTACTCGAGTTTGTCGACTAGGATCTCTTTGTCTAATTTCAACAGGTCGGTCAGTATGTTGTTTTATTGTTTCAACAGTGGTGTTTAACCACTCGTTGAGCTTGATGTTGTAAAATATACAAGGTTTCTCATCTGGCGCGGCTATTAGAATTTTTCGACCATGTTTTTTTGGTGCCAGTGGACTTAGTCCGAGTCGGTGAAATCGATCTGGTGGCCGGTTAATTATGGTGTTGTGTTGTAAATCATTTGGTACAATTCTATGCCAAATTTTATCACCACGTGGATTCTTGACATAACGGCGATTACCGAGATAGCCTGAATCTATATACAAGAACTTGCGTTTGTCTTGCCAGCACTGTTTGATAATTTTGTGTTTCATGATGCCGCGAATTACCAATGGATCCCGGCTGCTGTTATACTCCCAGGTCTCTAATTCAGTGGGAACAGAGCCGCAACCACGAGCAAACATTTCTATGTACTCATCGTTGTTGTTTTTGTTGAGAAAAATCCAATTCATTGCCAGTACGCCTCTGTTCTTGGAACTTTAAGATCACTAGCAGAGCTACGTCCTGTGTTTTTTCGTGCACCTTTTAAATGATCTAGCCATGCACCCCATGCAGAATTAATCAACGGATGCCCTTCTCCCGTGATCAAGTGGCTGGACCAGTCTGATTCTACCAACGTACTACCACGACGCACAGAATCAAACACAAATGAGTCGTGCCACTCGTCTAGTTTAAATATGCCATTTTCTGCATCATCGTACGATTGCTGGAACTTGTTTAGAAACAATTTAGTAGCAGGACTATCCAAGTTCATGGCATACAATCCACATTCGCTAAACTTTCCACGGCGTCCCAAGAAACATAGATCTGTGTGTACAGGACATAACTTGTCAACGTCTGCTATAGTAATTGGGCTATGGCATATGGTATCTGCATCCATCCATAACAACCATGTAGATGTAGCAGTTTTAGCACAATGGAATACAGCATACACTTTGTGTGCAAATCTCACAGCGTCCCATTTGAATCCTTTGCCAGAATCTTTGCGTTTGCTTCTTATAGGATCTTGGCTGACATCACCATTTGCCTTGGGCACACCACGCCACTTGTGCTTAAACGCAACCAACTCTGGGCTGACAGTTTCTAGATCATGTACAATTAAGTTAGGTGCTGACTCGCTTACTACACATCCTTCGGCATACACAATCAATTGCACCTCTTTGGGCCAATTCTGCAAAAAGGTTTGGATCATGCGACGGCCATATTTCTCATAACCGCTGGCGTTAAAAGTGGTACATACAGTATATTTCATCAAAAATACTTATGATTAAAAACATAGCATATTATCCTTTACAACGTGCCCTAAATGGTGGCCCTCCTATGACTGCCATGCTTAGTGCGTTGCGCACGGCCGGTATAGAACCACAAGAGCGTAGTCTGGACTCTGATGCATTATTAATATGGTCAGCATTGTGGTCTGGCAGAATGGCTGCAAATGAACCCATCTACAGACACTACAGATCACAAGGCAAACCAGTGATCATCATTGATATTGGTGCGTTAAATCGTGGCACCACCTGGAAGGTTGCAGTGAACAACATCAATGCCACTGGATACTACGGACACCTGGATAATCTAAATTGGGACCGACCCCGGAAGATGAACCTAAAACTACGTATGCCTGCTAATTCAAAATCTCACATTGTGATTGCGGCCCAACATACTCAAAGCGAGCAACTGGCAGGAGTTGATCTTAACAAATGGATACATGCACAAATACAACTAATAAAACACAACACAGATAGACCCATACACATTAGACCACATCCTAGATGCAGTCTAAACACAGCAGGGTTTACTGGAGTTAAAATTGAGTCGCCCAACAGAGTGTCTAACACATACGACAGTTTTGATTTGGGACTAGAGTGTCATGCTATTGTAAACTACAATTCAGGTCCGGGCATACAATCAGCCATAGCAGGAGTTCGTCCCATAGTTGATATGAGCAGTTTGGCTTACCCTGTGGGTGTTGGATTTGCTGACTTAGAACAACCTTACAATACCAATAGAGATTTATGGCTCACACAAATCAGTCACACTGAATACACTGTGTCAGAACTAGAACAAGGCTTATGGCTAAAAAGAATAGAATCAGCACTGGCATAACCGATTGTGCCTGTGTGATACACAGCACTGGATATGACTGGACATATGTTGAAAGGTTGTACAACATGTTAGATCGTAATTTGCCCGGCGGCATACGATTTCATGTTTATACCGAACATGACCGTAGTGTACCACCTTACATGGTCAAGCACATATTAGAAGACTGGCCGGGTATTGCAGGTCCAAAGAAATCGTGGTGGCATAAACTGCAGGTGTTTAACCCAGAACATCATGAGGGTAATTTACTTTACTTTGATCTTGACACAGTGGTTGTGCGTGATGTAAGCTGGATTACTCAATTAGACCCCAACTACCTCTGGGGCATTAGAGATTTTAGATATCTACAAAATCCCAAAATTAACACATTGAACTCCAGTGTGATGTGGTGGAACGTTAAACATCATGCATGGGTGTGGGACAAGTTTAAAAACAATGACATTGCCAAGTTGTCAAGACAGTATCCTGGAGATCAAGATTACTTGTATGCAACACTTGGCCACAACAGGATCCGTTACTTTGATGACGCACAATTAAAAAGTTGGCGCTGGCAGTGCTTTGACGGCGGCTACGACTTTCAATACAGAAAGCACAGAGCACCAGGACAAGGCACCTTTATTGATGGTAATACTTCTGTTTTAGTATTTCATGGCAATCCAAAACCACACAAAATCAAAGACAAAGTAGTGCAAGACCTTTGGAAGTAAACGGTTGACCATTAAATCCCCTTTTGCTATAATACTTGTATAGTAATTAAGAAGGAGTCCAAAATGGGATACAAGGTTGTAGACACCACAGACATGATGCGCACCAAGTACGAGCCCCGTAAAGGCCTAGAAGGTCCGTTCAACTTCTCGGGTCAAGTGTTG